TGATGACGAAAGTTTGCAGCTATGAAAGCTCCAAACATAATACGACACGCAATGACATAATCCAATGGCGAGCCGGAAATAATACGGGTTTGACACTTTTCAACCTTCTCATAAGGTCGCAACTCATCTTTGAGGAAATCAACACACAAATGAGCCAAGCGCTCATTGCGGGCAGCTGAAGCCAGAATCTGATCAACCCTCTCCTTAAGCTCCGAGCACTTAACAGTGTCGAAGCAATAATCTTGTCCCTCTCCAAAGAACCCTGTCTTTCCTCTATCCCCATCGAAAACATAAGGGAAACCAGCGGAAGTGGCACGATTAACGGCCTTGATCTTCAAGCCCTCGACACCCTTAACGGCCTCCTCAAAGGAAAATAAACGACGGCTCTCAAAACGTGTCTCATTCCTAAAAGGAAAAGAGGCCACATCCACTGCTTGCCGCAAACCAGGAACTTCGCGTATCTCCAATGGGCTTTGGTAGTTACGTAAACCCTCCACCATTGGATCAAGCCACTCCCCATCAACATTGATAGCTCGCATATGAGCTGGTGCTTGACCACAATCACCGAATGGTGATAAGTCCTTGATGGGTGACGGCTTGAGCTTGGAATTAGGTGATAAACTCACACCCTTAGACAACTTACCCAAGAGAACGAAAGAACCCGCCAGTAAGCCACGATCTATCAGACCTGACTGTTCCTCAGTGTCGACTTCCTCAACTGGAAATCCTCGCTCTTCTAGATCCTCAGCAAATTTGCATTGGACCGGTGTGAAGAACTTCCTGACCTCACCAAGAAGCTCTGTAGTTATGGGTGTTGCGTAACCACGTCCCCTAACCAAACCCTTAGTCCCAGCTATATGTAAACCGAGAATATTGGATCCGCCAAAGAACTTGGGCTCAGTTATAAGGAGAGCTGCACCACACATACCAATAGAGGTTGCCATGTCATAACCCATCAAATCGACATACTTTGCCGTAGCTACAGCAAGTTCCGCTTGATAGTAAACACGTGGCGCAGATAAGGTGTGCCGTGAATACTCCTCCACCCCACCATTGGTGACATAACGGGAACACAGCTCCAAGTGAACAGGATGGGCATCAGCTGCGAATTTCTCCATCTTCTCTCTGCTCAAGAAGGCCTTGGAAATATCACGCTGCTGTGGACACGACCGATCAAATTCGACAAAAGCCAGGTCAGCATCCATAACGCTGGTTTTCCTCAACTTAAGGAATTGTGCAGGGGAAAGCTCAAAACGCAAACTGGAATCAGCCGCCTTGCGAAAGATAAGATCTTGAATTTTACCTGACGCACTTAAAGTCTCCACTTGTCGCACGAAATGGTTAGGCATAGCTGCAACAGTTCCGAATACAAACAGTACCTGACCAAACTCTTCAATCACTCCATCCTGCATGCGCGCCATAAACTTGAACGAATTCTTATAAGCCATCCGATGCTTAAACTCAATTTGCGAGCCATCGAAACCGCTCTGTGACAAAGCCACACGGGCGAAGCTACGCACACTGCGCTTCTTCGTTGGTTCTTTAATGTTGCTCTGCTCTTCAACTTGCTTAACCCCAAATAACTTGAGGAAGAAACCAACACACGCATTAATGAGTCCTCCGATGAGATCAAAAACAGTCGGCAGCACATGTGTCAAAAACAAACGCAATATAGTACCAGTAACGTACCCTGCTGCAGCTCCAGCGACAGTACCAACACCAACCATAAGCAGAGCGTGGAAAATGCTCTTGTCAGCAAACTCCTCCACACCACGACATATGCGTTC